ACTAACATCCTTGGGTGTGGGCAGATTCGTCAGCAGCCACATCATCCAATCACCGCGTTGGCAGCAGTCCCAAGCCGTAGCGATGTCAGGTTGCGTCTCAAGCCATTCCGCAGCCTCAGCGCATGGCTGGAGATGATCGATATTCATGATTTAAGCGCTCCTTTGACATACAAGCCCGTAGTCAGATGCGCATTTCTCCGATTATCAGCTGCGGTTTGCTGCCGCGACGTTTCAGCCGTCATACGGCGCTTGCGAAGATCACGCATAATTTGATCACCAGTCTTAAATTTCACCACCCTGCCATCTGGCAAAGTATGGATGGTGTCAACCTCGGTGACGTTACCGTTTAAATCGGTAAATATGGCGGTCATTTACGCACCGCCGATACGCACCTACGCACCGCCGTGTCACTCCAGCCGCCCATATAATTCTGACTGCGCATATCGACAGCCATCCTGGTAACGCCAGAAAGATAGCCGCCATACCGTTGCCAAATTTCAAGATGTGCACGAAGGATCATATGATTCACTCCTGATTTGATGACCACCATACTAATCCGTATTGGCTTAGCGTGTCAATAGCCTTCCTTGTTGCCCAACCCGATAGCCACACCATATACATACACATCGAGCAAATCGTCGGCGCGTGTCCCGCTATTTTTATCACCGACGTAAAACTCGGTTACCTGGGACAGGAAATGATTGCGCGACGCATCCTTAAATGTAATCACCTTGTCATAAGCGTATTCAGATATTTTAACCATCTCGCGGTGGTGATATCCCGACACACTAATAGCGCGACTATCCTTACCCGCCGAGGTAAGTTTGGTTTCAATGGCGCGGGCAGGCCAGCCGCGACGGACTGCCTGTTGGATCAGCACCGACCCTGCCGCAGCATCCTCAATCCAAGCGCCGAGCATGCCGGATCGGGCGCGGCATTGCCGAGCAAGCTCCTCTAGTCGCTGAAAAACGGTCGGAAGCCAGTCTTCCAACAGCGCACCGTCGATATGCACCATGTCCCAATCCAGAATCACCAGCGGCGTTCCCACGTAGTTGGACAAAGCGAAGTATCCCACCGCCGTAGCGTCGTGGTTCCCACCACCTTTAACCGCAGTATCGATCACGGCGTACACACCATCGCAAATATGTGGGTACGCAACGGGTTTACCATCGATCAGCCATTTATCAACGCCGAATAGTTTGGTTCCCGAGAGGTCAACGAATTGACCGTCGAGATATGCCGCAAGCAAATCAGGATGGAACGTACCTTTGAGTTGATCGATATAACCATCGGGCAGATACGGATTGTTGCGAGTTGAGGCGCGGATCAGATGATATCCCGGCTTCGTTTCTTCTTCCCATCGCCGATAGACGAATTTGCGACCTTCTGGTGTGGTAGCCACGGCTGCTGAATTCTTCGCACCATCCGGCTTGCGCTGCCTACAGCGCGCCACGATGCGGTCCCACACATATCGGGCATCGTCTTCTTTCAGCGTGTCAAGCTCGTCCACGGCTGCGTCGGCAATTTCAAAGCCCACGATTCGGTCGGGGACTTCCATGGAGCGGAAAATAATCTTGCCGCTGCCGGCCACCTGCATCGTATAATCCGAGCGGTTCAGTTTGTAGGGAATTCCCCAAGCGTCAAGTTTGGCTTCGAAGCGCGGCCAAGCGATCAATCGTAGCAAGTCGAACGTAGGCGCGAAATATCCCACATCGAGATTAGAGTAACTGATCTTGGACATGATCAACCGCACAACAAGCGCTTCGGTCTTGCCGCTACCATAACCGCCTACAAAAGCCGGGAATGGCTCGTCGCAGAAAACAAAGTCGGTCTGATGATCCGTCAGAGGGATGAGTTGCCTACGCATCGCGCTCGCGCTGAGGCTTCACAATGACAAATTCGATGCCGGGCGCTGCTTCTTCGATAGTTGACGTCTCGCGCCAGCGTGCACGGGTCTTGAGCCAGAAAATAGCAGCGGCGACGGATTGCGGACCATCACCTGTCGCTTTGCGAAACAGCGACTCGGCGACCTTGGCGCACGCTTCGGAACTAGCCGTATCGAGTTCCTTTTTGTAGTATTTTACCAGCGTGTCATGCACGATTCCAAGCGTGAGAGCGATCTTCTCATGTGGGACACCATACGCTGACAACGCCCGCACGGTCTTGCGCGTGAGGTCGGTAGGTTTATGTCTCGGCATTACCACGGCTAGAATACTCCGCTACTTGAATAAATGTTTCCCCCGTTTCCTCTAGGGTAGCATCCTTGCCTGTAAATGATTGCCAGCGTAGCACAGCCATGTCAACATATTCCGGGCTCAATTCAACCGCGTAGATATGTCGCCCGGTCATTTCACCAGCAATAATGGTCGTGCCGGAACCGCTAAACGGCTCGTAAACAGCTTGGCCGGGACTGCTGTTGTTCTCGATGGGACGTTTCATGCACTCGACAGGTTTCTGAGTGCTGTGGTCGGTTTCGGACTTCCGAGGCTGCGGTATCAGCCAGAGGGTTGTCTGTTTGCGGTCACCGCAATAGTGACCCGTCGCTTTCTGACGGACGGCATACCAACACGGCTCGTGCTGCCAGTGGTAGTCTCCGCGACCGATGGCAAAATTGCTTTTGGCCCAGATTATATGAGAGCGCATCGTGAAGTCGCATGCGATCAGGGAGTCCGCAACGACGCCCGCGAACAATGCGGCATGCCAGACATAGGCCACATCGCCGGGGAACAGCGCCCAGGCTTCGCGCCAGTCTGCCTTGTCGTCGTTTAGCACCTTTCCAATGGATTGCCCAGCGATGGGCGATCCATCCGCCCTCGTGGATTCATTGCGCCAGTTGGCATCATAGACCACGCCGTAGGGCGGATCAGTGACCATCAGGTGAGGCTTGACGTTGCACAGCAGCTTCTCGACCGTATGGGCGTCGGTTGACGATCCGCAAATGATTCGATGATTTCCGAGAATCCACACGTCACCCGGCTTACTCACCGGATTAACGGGCGGCTCGGGTGTATCATCGGGATCGGTTAAGCCAGATGTTGGATCATTGAGTAAATTAGCGAGCGTATCATCGCTAAATCCGATTAATCCCAAGTCAAACCCTTCTGCGTTCAAATCACCTAACTCGACTGAGAGTAATTGATTATCCCACCCCGCGTTAAGTGCGAGTTGATTATCCGCCAAAATGTAAGCTTTTTTCTGCGCCTCCGTCCAACCAGTTGCCGTCATGGTTGGTACTTGTATAATACCTAGTTTACGCGCGGCCATAATGCGACCATGCCCGGCAATAAGCATTCCGCTATCATCGACTAGCACAGGTACAGTCCAACCCCATTCCTTAATGCTCGCAGCAATTTGAGCGACTTGATTATCGGAATGAGTCCGAGCATTCCGAGCGTAAGGGATAAGACTATCAACAGCAACCATTGTTACTTTAGATGCCGGCCAATCTTTTATATCTACGGTTTTCATCTATCATCTTCCCCAATATTACGCATCTGATACGTCATCAGTGTTAATGCGCACCAACACACACTTGCGAGATGGTGTTGCCCGTCCACAGGGTCGAAATCCTCACCTTTCCAGAAGGCATTGGCGTGACGTTGCAAAGCGTCATAAGCGCGATGCCACGCCATACCCTTCGCCCAATTATTTCGCCCATACTTCACCTCCCCGATATTGTACGCCCGAACCACTTCGGCGAGGGCGTCAACGGGAAGAAGCGAGTAAGACAGCTTTCCGGTGTCGAGCTTTACCGCGCCCGAATCAAGCCTGTCCTCGCGATTCTTAGCCCATTCGTAATCTCCCATATTCATTCCACCATCCAAAGTGGTATAATCCAGGCCGGATTATAACCGGGAACAAACTCAAAATGAAGCTCGTAGATTGGCGTCACATCAGAAATATCACTCAGCACGACTTCGGCCAGATGCTCGGCGTGATGAATATCACTGTTAGTCGCTGGGAGCGCGGAACGCGCATCCCAGCGCCAAATTTTCAACGCAAGATGCTTATCGCCACAGAGGGTGAAGTCACTCCGAACGACTGGATTGACATAGCTCCTTAGCCAATGCCCGCACCTTGGCGATAATTTCCGGTACATTCGGCACCCACACATGAATCTGCTTCTGACCCAGCGCTTTCCGCTTAGCCTCGGACGCCCTGACGGCTGTCGGGTTACTCATCATCCAAGCTCCAACCGATTGGACTCGTCCTCAAGCGCAACCACGAGGCCGTCGAAATCTTCATCAGGGCCAAGCAACTGCGCAACGGAGTAGACTGTTTTGAGTGAAATACCGAAGTCCTCAGACAGGCATTTCAAATAGTCATTGCGCGAAAGATATCCGTTATCGATGTAAATGCTCATTTCGACAACTCCACGACTTGAGCCTGTGCAATTCCGGTGACTTTCTCGGCGATACGCATGACGCCAGCGAAGCCGATGGTGGATACGAGCCACCCGAGGATAAATCCAATCATTAAGTTGCGCACGGCTTATGTCTCCAAATCGCGCTGCGGAGCCCGTACAGCGGTGTTTGTGTTTTGGTGGGCACGCGGT